GGTGGGACTGTGGGACTTAGGTAGGTTTATCTTCCTCAGGCTTCCATTTGGATATAGGGCAGCTTGCTGCTGCCATCTGAGCTTTATACTTCATATAACATCCACATAGTTGGCATAGTTTATTATCCTTGTAGTATTCACAGCTAGAACAGATTTCCAATCTACGATCTACGAATTTAGATTTTTTAAATCCTGTTATACACCATGCTTTGATTGTAGAGAAGAATGAATGTATCTTAGGGGGTATCCAGGAGGAATATAAAGACTCTATACTTTTTATTAGTTCTTTTCTCACATCATTTAATCTATAGTAAGCAGAACTACATTGTTTTAAACTATCAATACAAGGATGCTCTTCTTCTAACTTCTCATAATCAGCTAGTAACTTTAAATATTTTTCTTCTAATGAGTCCATTGTTATACTTCTATAGGTAAGGAATGTTGTGCGATAAAGGCTTCTCTATTTTTGTGCCAAGAGTCTCTACCTGCCAATTCCCCAAAAGAATGATGAATCATAAAGATAGGCTCTACCGTATTATAGAACCCTTTTTTATGTGCTTGTATTGTATAGTGAATATCATAGAAATCCCACTCCCCTTCGAAGTACTCAGGTTTAGTTAAATTAATAGATTTAAGGGTCTTTCCTTTCACAGCTAAGAACAANCCATCTAGACATACTACCCTACCTGGATTTCCGTAGTAAGTATACTGAGCATCTCTTATATCCTTCCCATGCAACACCATCCCCCTATGCTTCCCTTGTTGCCAGATTTGATGATTCCACCATACAGCATCCTCAGATAAGTAGGTAGTTCCTGCGGGACCAAAGAATCCACACTTGTCTTTTCTGGACGCTGACACAAGTACATTTACAAATTGTTGTGGGTCCATGATAATTTCAATATCATCATGACAGAATATAACGATATCGTTATCTCTTAGTATAATATTTTCTAGTCCTTCAGAATAAGCCTCAAAGATACTTTTTTTATCTATTAAGAGTTTTACTTCTATTTTGCACCTAGATAAATAGGAGAGCAATTTATGTGTATAATCAGGTAGAGCCTCTTTACGAGTACAAATAAAAGCGTATATCTTCATGGATTCAAGAGAAGTAATTAAATTAAAACAGGAGTATAAGAGATGCAAGGTAGATCCCATATACTTTATATCAAATTATATCAAGGTTGTACACCCTGTTAGAGGATTAGTCCCTTTTAAATTATATCCCTTTCAAAAGATGATTGTAAACTGTTTGGAAGATAATAGGTTTAATATCCTTAGAAAGTTCCGTCAGGCTGGATGTACTACTATTTCTGCTGCCTATGCTTTGTGGATGTGTATCTTTCAGGAGCATAAAACCATTGTGTTTTTGTCTGTGGGGGATACGGAGTCTACAGAGATTTTAGATAGAATTAAGATTATGTTTGATGAGTTACCTGCATTTCTGAAGCCAACTATCCTCCAAGAGAATATGCATAACTTAAAACTTAGTACAGGATCTATCATTAAGTCTCGTCCTTCTGGCAAACAGTCTGGTAGATCTCTTGCTGGTTCATTCTTGTTTATTGATGAGGCAGCATTTATTGAACATATTGATTCCATCTGGGCTGCTGTTTATCCTATTATCTCGACTGGGGGTAGAGCATTTGTACTTTCCACGGTTAATGGTGTAGGTAATTGGTATTACGATGCTTGGTATAGGGCTATGGAGGGGGCAAACTCTTTTCACCCTATACAGATTAATTGGCAGGATCACCCTGAGTACACTCGTATAGAAGGCTATGAGCATCTGTATGAAGCTATGGAACAGAGAGAACCTCCCATTATAATTGATAAATGGGAAGAAACTACTCGTTCTAATATGAGTCATAAGAAGTGGTTACAGGAATATGAATGTGAGTTCCTTGGTACTGGGGAGACTTATATTGAAGGTACTATACTTACCAATATGGATAGTAGAGTAAAAAAACCTCTTTATAGAACTTTTAATAATCGCTTATATGTATGGGAAGATCCACAACCCTCTAGGCAATACTTAATTGGGGTAGATGTATCCTTGGGTAGGGAGAGAGATTTTTCTGCATTCCATGTAATGGATTCTTACTCTGGGGAGCAGGTAGCAGAGTATTATTCTAATACTACCCCCATTAATGAGTTAGCAGAAGTATTAAATCAGGTGGGCCAAAGATATAATCTAGCTATAATCTTCTTGGAGCGTAATACTATTGGGAATAATCTAATAGATCATTTGTTTGAAAGATTACAATATGAGAATTTGTATTTTGATGAAAAGAGGAATATTGGAGTTCAAGTAACTACTAAAAACAGGGATGAAATTTTAGCTATGATGGAAGAGTGTTTGAGGTTAAATAAAATTAAAATTAATTCCAAAAGAACGGTCTCTGAATTGAACACCTTTATAGTTTCCCTAACAGGAAAGGCACAAGCAGAGAAGTCTAAACATGATGATTTGGTAACTAGTTTAGCTCTTTGTGCTTTTGGGATGACTACATATTTAGAGAGTATTCCTGTTAATTTTATTGACGGGCAAGGTAAAACGCCGTCAGAGAAGCTTTTAGCTCCTATTAAGCTTAGAAACTTAAAAAGCTTCGGTGGAGATGTTGAAGAAGATATATCATGGTTGATGAAATAAACGAAGATAAACTTAATGAGAACGCTGGTCCTGGATATGTCACCTTTGGGGGGCCTGGAAATGGAGCAGCCTATGCATACCCTAGAGGTAGAGTAGGGAGATTTTTCGCTAAATTCTTTGCTACGCCAGCTATACCATACCTTAAAGATCAAGAGGATCTCGCTGGAGATACGATCATTAATCCTGAGCAATCTACTCGCCCAGCCAGGATGTCCACCTATCATCAGAAACTTCCTTACTTACCTGAAGTTGAAATCAATAGAAAGAAGAGGTATTCAGAGTATGAGAGGATGGATGATTATCCCGAAATAACAGCGGGTTTTGATATCTATGCAGATGATTCTACCCAAAGGGATACTAAAAATAGAAGATGGATAATTAATTCAGAAAGTACATTAGTGGTAAATGAAATAGATAAACTCTTTACTAAAATGAAGTTGAAAAGAATTTATTGGGATATAGTTAGAAATACCGTTAAGTATGGAGATTGTTTCATAGAATTAATTGCAGACATTAATAAACCTGATCAGGGTCTCCGTAGGCTTAAGGTACTAAATCCTAATTATATTATACGAGTAGAGAACTCTTATGGGTACTTAGAAAGATTCCTCCAGGAAATACCAGATAAGACTGCTTGGGAGTCTGCTCCAGACCCCTTTGAGAGAAATAAAAAATTCATAGAATTAGATAGAAACCAGATTGTACATTTTAGATTACATACTTCAGACCCTAAATTTTATCCTTATGGAAGATCAGTAGCCTCTGCTGCTGTTAGTATTTTCAGATCATTAAAATTAATGGAGGATGCCATGCTGGTGTACAGACTAGCCAGGGCTCCAGAGAGAAGAATTTTCTATATTGATGTTGGTCAACTTCCAACCTCTAAAGCAGAAGCCTTTATTGAAGATGTGAAGCAAAGATATAAGAAAGAGAAGTTTTACGCTAATGGTAAAGTAGATGCTAGATATAACCCGTTAGCTGCTGATGAGGATTACTTTGTACCTGTTAGAGGTGGGGCTGGGACGAAGATAGAAACTCTCCCTGGTGGACAGAACTTAGGTGAAGTTGATGATGTTAAGTACTTCAGGGATAAACTTTTGGCTACGATGAAAATTCCAAAGGATTACATAATAGAGTTCGACAAGTCCCCAGAAAGAAAAGCTAACTTAGCACAACTAGATGTTAAGTTTGCTAGAACTATTGTTAGAATACAAGAATGTATAAGTCTAGGTTTGGAATCTATAGCTAAGAGACATTTAAAATTAAAAGATTTTCCTGCAAGTTTGATAAAGGATTTATCTATTACACTTCCAGATCCTTCTGATATGTTCACTAAAAGAAAATTAGAGATTGATGAGGCTAAAGCTAGGGTAGTCCAGGCAGTCGTAGGTACTGGCTTATTCCCAACAGAAACTATCTATAAAGAACTTTATGATATGACGGACCAAGAGATTGGGGTTACTAAAGAGAAGTTGGAGAAGGAGCAAGATGAGCAAGCACAGAGGGCGCAGGACCAACAGAGCGCAGAACAAGCGGCAATGAATCCTGGAGTCCCACAGCCAGTAGCAGGTAATCAGAATGTTGGACCAGCGGGACAAGCCCCGTTGCCCCCAGAGCAACCTAATGATAAAAAGGCCACAGCAGAAGAGATAGAGATAGTTAAATCCTTCATACTTAATAAATATGGGGAAAAAAGCAAACAAATGTATCTTATGGAGTCTATAGATGCATTAAAAATAAAAAATTTATAAAATTAGGTAAAAAAACAATCCTATATAATAAAGAAGCCTTCTAAGGGTCAGGATCTATATATGTTAAAAATATTCGAATCGAGAAATAAGAAAATCTCCAATTTAATACAGTTAGGGGACTATTTAGGGTACTCTATCAGAGAAAATGTTCAATTATTCTCTGTTGATGGTACTGAAGATAAGGTGACTTATCTCACAGAGAATAAAAAAATTATTTCAGGTAATTATTTAATTAGAAATAATTCATATATTCTTGAAAATATAAGTATAGAAGATTCCGATATATTCACCAACGATAAGAGATTTGATAATAAAGTAAAAAATCAAGTCTCTATCTTTTTAGAGGGGCTATACAACGACGACTATACTGATGCAAATAGGACTTTTAGTGACGTTGTAGATATTCTTACTTCTAGAACACATTACCAGTCTATCTCTGAGAAACTTGAAAAGAAAGCATCAATCTTTGATAAGACACAAAATATACTGGAGTCTGAAGAGTTTGAAAGATTTGTAGAGGTGCTTCCTGAGTTGGTAGGATTTTTAACCGAAAACAAAGATCAAATTACTTCTCAGGTTCCTGAGATAGTGAACTCTTTAAAGCTTTCTGAAGCGGTCTCCAACTCTTTTAATGTTCCTACAATAACGATAGATACTTTAAAAGAAAATGGTAGATTTGAATTTCTAGATAATTCTCAAAAATCTATTTATGAGATGATCTGTAAACAAGAGTTAGTTAAGAAAGAGATACTTGAAGCTAAAGAAGCCTTCGATTTAGTTTGGGCTTCTGAACCTGTTATAGATAATTTAGCAAGTAAAATCTTTTCTAATGATGGAGAGGTGGAAGATGCTTTGGTAGAAGCTATTAAGGAACTTCCTTATATTGCTCTATTATCCAAAAAGAAAATCTTTGAAACTCTCACCCGTAACCTGGGTCACTCTACTGAGCATATCTCAGAGAAAGAACTTAAAACATATTCAAGAGTCTTATTTGAGATGAAGAAACCTGCTAGAGAGCAGCTTACCCATCTTCTAAGTGAGAAGTATGGAGTAAATCTTCAATACCTTAAGGAATCTTACTCCTTTAAGAGCTTAATTAATACTCAAGTAGTGCTTTTTGAAGCTATTTCTAGAATTGCTCCTAAAAATAGTGTCCTAAAGCAAACTCTTTCTGAATTCTCTACATCTCTCAAGGCTAAGAATGGTATCCAGGGTATAGATATTAATAATATTATACAACAGGTATTTCAACACGCTGACTACTCTAAAGAAGAGATTCCTTTAATGGAAAGTTTTTCTTTCAATGAGGTTAAGAAAGCTTTTGAAAAATCTAAAGACTTAGTGCAGAGTATTATTAGAGAAGATCATTCAGAGGGGGATGAGGAAAACCCTAAAGCAAAATCAAAGACTTCTGATGAAGACGATGACGACGACGATGAAGGGGACAAAAAAAAGAAGAATGGTAAAAAAAATAAAGGTAAGAAATCCAAAGACGAAGAAGAAGATGATGATAAAAAAGACAAAAAAGACTCTGGAGATATTCAGGAAGAAGAAGTAGAAGAGCCTGAGGCTGAAGAGGAAGAGGCCCCTGAAAATATAATGTCAGATGAAGAGGTGATGAAAGCCATTAAAAGTCTATCCGATATAGTAAACGGGGTTGGCATTGAAGATGATAAGGAGACCAACTGATGAGAGAATATTTTAGACCATATAATAAAATAGTTGATATAGCAACTACAACCCAGCATGTTGTACTTTTAACTGATACTTCTGGTGGAACTATGCTTTGTAATTATATTACTGTAGGGGCTCTATCTTCTACCGATGTTAACACTGGTAATGGTATATTTCAAGTAGTTCCAAGTGGTACTGATACCATGTATGGACACCAGCATGAAGCGTCTGGGACTTGGCAAACTGTGTATTCGATGGGGGGTCC